TAACGGTGATGCCAGCAGCCATGTCTGCTGTAAATGTGCAGGTTTCAGTCTCGTTTTGCTCTGAATACAAGATCCATTCGCCAAGGCGCCGTGCCTGACCACGACTGGTGCAACCGTAGGCTTCAATTTCAGTTTTAATTACACCAAATTTGCTGATACCAATTTTGTCCTCAATGACCTCGTAAGCTTTGTCGCGTGCCTCCAGATCCATGTATGACACAACTGCAACGGTGTGCCGTGTTTTCAGGCTGCTACCGCTGTAATTAAAACCTTCCTCTGTAACGTTGGATTGGTTAAAAACGTAAACAGCGTCTGTTGGGGCATCCTGCGAAAGAGTGATGCTGCCTGTTGACCAATACGGCATGGCCCGCATGGTGGAGGCCAAGTTGCTGATCAGCTTGAACGCTTCATCCTGTGATTGGATATTGACGTTGCAGGAGAATCGAGGTTCTTGTCCGCCGAAACCATCAGGCACCAGTGCAGATGCGTATTGGCTACAGGCAAAGAATGCCCACTTGTCGAGTTGGCTGGCCTTGATATGGTCACCAAATCCAAATCTTTTTGATAATAAAAGATCCCAAAGGATCCAGGCCGGGTCCGATGTCCATTGCGCTGCTTGAAACGTGCCATTCCAGGTGCCGTTGTAAATCAACCGGCCATTTGTTTGGTCAACGGTTGCATTGTTTGGGATGGCTACCTTGATGCCGCGAATGCGGTATGTGCGGCTTGGAATTGATGAAAACTGCTCGGCGTCAATCTTCAGTCCAAATAACGCAGAGTTGGGATATTTGAATTTTGCGTTAATTCTTTCGGTGTAGCTAGCCCAAAAAAACGCATCTACAATTGTTATTTTGTTTGTGTTGGGTGGTGGCGCGTCTACTTGGGTTCGCACTACGCGAATGTCAACCGGCGGCGGCTGGGTTAGCGCAATGGTATAGGCTTTTTGGTATAGGTCGGTTGTGCGGCCACTTAGGGTTTCGTCAACAACAACAGTGAACGGTCCGCCTGCGTATGAAGTTTGAATTTGATACGTTACAGGTACACCATCAAGCTGGCCTTTTTCTAGGTAGACCACTAAACTTGGCACTGAAATAAGGACGCGGACAGATGTAACATCTGTGTCGGTAATTGAACGTGTTACAGGTACGCCATATGTGACCTTGACGCCAACCGGAAAATCCTGTTCGTTTGCGTCGCCAATGATGTCGGTGTATGATTGATCCTGTGTGCCTTTGCGGGCTGCAAATGCTGATCCTGTAAGATTAAAATTGTAGTCGGATTTTTGAATGTTTCCAATAGGGGCCTCTTTGCGAAGCACTGGGGTATTGTTAAAGTATACATCTTTTAGTAAAGCCTTGTTGTAGTCGTCAGTTCCCCATGTATAGCCACGAGCAGAAGGAAAGCCTTCGATCTCGCCTTCACTTAAAAGGTCAAGAATTCGTACAACCTGTCTTGAATTAAGATCCGCCATTAGATGTCCTCCGCGCTAATACCTGCGGAAACTACAACACTTCCGACCAGCACTTCGCCGTAGCAAATAGGAACTGGAACACCTTGACGGCTTACGTTTTGAATGCCTGAAAAGTTATAACTTTTGGAAGGATCAGTTTCATCGTAAGACGTTTTGGGAACAGGGGTAAGCATTTGACCGACGCCAGACAATGTAAGACCTACGCCTAAAGACAATAAAACTGGCGCAGCAAATGGTACGACAAATGAAAGAGCAATCAGTGCTATACCTATAATTGTTTGAAATATGCCGCCTTTGGCTCCCCCAATAACTGGAACAATGCGGATAGCTTCTGCCTTGCCTGTTGGATAGTGTAATTGCTCGGGCTGATCGCCGACGTCTAGATCAATTTTGCCAACACCAACCTTGTAAAACTTTTCAGCCATATGTTCCCGCAGGCCGGGAAAGTTTGCAACCAAAAACCGCATTGCCTCAGCGGGTGTGCTGACCGCTGCCCTGAAGCTGCGTTGCCCCAAAAACTTGGCAAGCGATCCGTAGACCTTGATGACGCGCATCACTGACACCTGCTGGAATGACGAAGGACGCGTCCGGTGTTCTTCTGATAATAACCGCCATAGACGCCTCTTGAACTAAGCCGACCTGGTACGTGGTGAAGCATCAATTGCTGACCCACATAGATGGCACAGTGGTTTAAGCCTGGACTGTTCATGGAAATGAGCAGTGCATCGCCGAACTGGATGTCTTCATGATCAACCTCGACAAATCCTGCGGCCTTCCAGCACCGTTCAAACATGGGATCGGCGTCAAAGTCGGATTGCAGCGTGGGCCTGGGCCAGTCAGGCAACTCAAGGAACCAGCACTCTGCATACCACTGCCGAGCAAGCGACCAGCAGTCTTGAACGCCCCATACAAACTCACGGCCCAGCAACGGTGCCTTGTAACCGCATGGCTCGCAGCCATCCCATTCCTTGGTGCCTGGGTTGACGATGTGCCATGGCAATCCCGAGTGCTCACAGGCAGCTCGATCCGCATCGCTGGGCGTTGGTGATGCTTTGGGGTGGCTGTGAAAGATGGCTGCCACTTCTCCAGCATCTTCAGCAGCTACAAAGTCTTCAGGTGACAGCACAAAAAAGTCGTTGTCCTGCGCAAGGTTTTTGCATGGCCAGTAACGCTTTCGACCTTTGACAATTACTACTAGGCCGCACGCCTCCCGTGGCGCTTCAGCCAGTGCGTGCTCGATTGCGTCATCTTGCCACTTAGCCATAGAACGATCCTACGCTGGGGAAGCTGCCAAACGGAATTTCGTTGTTGGCGCCAAACCGTGCTTTACAACTTGAAACACGCTTGCCACAGACGTCTTGTAACGCAATGCCAGTGGAGCTAACGACCCGTGGTTCTGCGCCGCTGACGTAACCTGATGCCCAGAGTGGAACGTTGGCGCTGTTGTAATAGACAAGATTGCCGTCGTTTTGCATGGACAGATAGTTGTTGGTTTGGCCAGTAACAGCGGTTACCTTGTACACTGCCGCAACAGAAGTCAAAGTGCCAACGCCATTTGGTAGCACGACAGGATCGCCATTGCGCCATGGATTGTTTGATGACACTGTCACCTCAGCGTCAAAAAATTCGCCTAGTCGCCACAGACCCGTAGAACTTGAAATTGTTTGTATGTTCCAATTGGGGCCGAAGGCTTGCCAAGCATAATTAACTGTTCTGCCAAATAGATTCTGAAATGCTGTCTTGTATTGCTGTGGCAACTCTACGGAATCAGCGGTGGCTTGAATAGTGATAGTGCGATTGCCAACTACAAAGGCTTTTGTCACAGTACGAACTTGCCCTGGGTAGCTTCCTGCGTCTCCAAATACTTCATACGTCCATGCCCCACCCCGACCAGTGTTGATGACAGCTTCAAGCCTCCATGCTTGGTAGGTGATTCCGTTTACCCTTGCCAAATTGTCTGTATTGGTTGCCCAGATCGCATCAGGTCCCTTGTACAGCACCAGGTTGCCATCGCCCTGGTTCCACAATCGGTAGGTATCCGATGCTCCACGAATAGTGTTGCTGGCCCAGACAACCGCGTTGGCCTTGTTGTATACCACGATGTTGCCATCGCTCTGCATTAAGGCTTTGTACCAACGGTTGCTGGAGGTCAAGAATTGTTCTGGCGCAAGCGATGTTGACACAGCCAAACTGCTGGTTCCGGCTGCAAAGTTGGTTGCGGGGACAGTGTTTACTGCATTGTCGTTTTCGTCAAAATAGTTGGTCCCGGTGTATCCGCATTCTGGTCCGCGATATTGCCACTGGCAAATGTTGGCAATGCACTGTCGTTTTGGCGCTCGTACACCAGCAAGATCAAATACCGCTGCAAGTTCAAATTCAACTACAGATATGTTTTCATTTGCCTTTCGGTCAACGTAATAAATCTCCTGTGGCATTTCAGCCGTGGGGTCTGGCGTCCCATATGGGTTTACGTCACCGGTAAAATTCTTGCTATCCAAGAAGCGACTCATCGTGCGGATGCGAACAAACTTTGCACCCGTCAAATCATTGCCAACTGTAATTTCATTGACGCTTAGCAGCAACGCAGATATGCTGCCGAGCAAGTTAGATATGCGAACGGTTGGCCTGGGAAGCTGGCCATTACCAGAATACTCAAAACCGTCTACTTCAATTGGCAGCGGAGAATATGGATTGCCTTTCCAGTACACGTCACCAGATGGAAGCTTTTTGTTTACGCCAGCGTGAAAGTAAAAAATCTCACTGCTGCCATGCAGCTCTTGCACCAGGTGCAATTCGTACAGCTCAATGATCGCGTATGGCGAACTGGTAAGCAGACTCTGGAAAATCTCTACGTTGACGTCGTTGCTCATGGTTCAAACACCTGCATAAAGGTTGCGCTAATCGTGGCGCGATTCAAGTATGGGATTGTCTTGGTCCACTGCTCACAGATCCACTTGTAAGAGGTGGCGGTATCTGGTGGTGTCCAGTCAAATGACTCTGTTCCACCGCGTGCATCAAGGAAGTCCTCGATGGTGTCCGCATTGGTTTCTGATACTTCCCAGGTGAGGCTCCAGCTTTTGGGGTTCTGATTCAGGCCAAACGTAAGCCTTTGGCTATAGCCGTCACCAAACTGCACCTTGCGTACAACTGGCTGGCTGGTCTTCTGGGCGCCGTAGGTTGGCGCGATGCTGGGGAAAGTTGCCATTAGCGTCGGGTGCTGGCCAGGAGTCCACCTGGGCGCTGTTGCTTGATCAATTCTGCCTGCACCGCAGCGGAAACTGCAAGACCCAGTTGCTTGCCTTGTGCTTGGTCGCCTTGGATATTGGAATTGCCGCTTGCGTCCACGTTGACCACCACGCTGGTGCTGCCACCGCCTAGCGCGTTATTTGGAACAATGGTGCCACTTCTACCTGGCATAAACAGCTCAGGTCCACGCTCGCCCACCATGTAAGGCGTCCCAGCTGCTACAGGACCGCCCATAGCGCGTTTTTTAAATGCTCCGCTGTAGTCTTTTGCACCGGGTAGTGACGGAGATAGTTGCGGTCCTGAACCTGGTTTGAACTGGCTAGAGCCAAGGCCGCCACCGCCGCCACCGCCACCGCCGGGGAACAATGACAGCACTGTATTCAGAATTGTCATTTGGATCCACTTAGCAATAATCTGGGCGGCCATGTCTAGGAATGCGTCGGCCACACTTTGGAAGAAACTGGCTAATGCCTCTTTGGCGCCCATGCTGCCATCAATTATTCCTTTGAACGAAGTGGCAAAAGAATCACCAATTGCCTTGGCACCAAAAGCAACCAAGTTGGAAGCCTCTGTCAATTTATCTAGTTCTTCTTTGATTTTATTGCGTTCACCCGTAATGCTTTCTTGAAACGTCTTTGGTTGATTTGCTGCTTCGGCGCCCTCTTTGGCTTCTTCAACTTTTTGACCAGGCAGCTTCTGTAAGCCTTCTAGTTCTTTTTTCAGTCGGGCAACTTCATCTGCTGAGGCACCACGAGCTTCGGCTTCAACTACTGCCACTTTGGCCAAGTCAATCGCTGGCTGCAAAGCTTCCTGAAGTGCTTTGCCAGCACGGTCGATTTGGATGTACTGCTTGGCAAGTTCAGGATTAATGCCTTCAGCCACTAACCGCTGATACGCCTTGTCATCTTCGAGTTTTGTTTTATTAGCCGTAATGATATCTTCCAGTGGTTTTAACTGCTGATCAAGTAAGGCTTTCTTGTCCTTGGCATATTTGTTATTTGCAATTAACACTTCACTCAGCTGGGCACTGGCAAGCAGTTCGCGCTCCTGCTGTGATTTAGCATTCTTTTGCAGTTCAAGAAACTGCATCCGGCGTTCAACCGCAGCCTTGTCGAATTCCCCTTTTAGCCGTTCTGCATCATTCATTGACACTTGAATGTCAAGATTGGCAGCTGCCAAATCGTTCAATTTAAAGGCATCAGCAAGTTGTTTCTTGGTTTCCTCTGCAAGACGTGCGGCTTCTTTTGCTGCCTTTTCGGCTGCTCTTTCTTCGTCGGTTTTTCTTTTTTTTCGTGTTCTACCACTGCCACCCCCCTGCAAAAGTTTATCCAATGCTGCTTGTTGCGCGGCGGTAAGTCCACCAGTGGCATTAGGTTTTGTCTCGGCTGGTTTATCCGTTCCAAGCAGCTTTTTGATTTCAGGTTGCTGTGCTAGTAATTCAGTGAATTTTTTGCTATCAAACTTTCCAAAACCGCCGGCCTGTTGCTGCAACTGCCTTGTTCGTTTTTCTCCTATCAACTCAGCGGCACCGGGCAACACACGTCCTGGCGCCGAAGTGCCCACGTCACCACTTTCAATAGCGGTTTTAAGAATTGCAGTATTTTTATTCATGCTAAACATTTGCCCTAAAACCATTATTCCTTCACTTGCTTTTGCAATAACAATGTTTATCAATCCAATAAGCGAACCCAAAGTTGGGCCAAGTACCTGGTCAAGGGCTCTGGCAAGGTTTCCAATTTGATTTACCATTTTTGTAATTTGACTGGACACGGTTCCACCCAGTTCTTTCGTCGCGTCTTTAGCTACTCCAGCTGCGTTTGCTTGCCTATTAAGATTTTTGTTAAACGAAACAAGATTGTCATTTGTAAGCGGTAGCACTGCTTTGACAGCATCAACGCTTCCAAACAGTTGCACAAGAGCAGTTGTACTTCCACCAGTTTTTTGCTTGACTTCTTGCAGCAATCCGCCAAGTCCTTTGGCCTTGAGACCTGCTTCATTGAACTGGATGCCAAGTCCTTTGGCCAGATCTTTTGCTTCTTTGGATGGTTTGAGAATTGAAACCAAAGCTTGATTTAGTCCTGTAAACGTAGCCTCAACTGGTACGCCTTGGGCTGTAATTGTTGCAATCGCGGCATTAAGTTGTTCAATTCCAACCCCACTTGCGGCAGCGGTTGGAGCCAGTCTGCCAATCTGTGTGGCGTATTCGTTGAGAATAATTTTGCCATCGTTCTGTGTCTGAATGAATCCATCTACTAATTTTCCAGCTTCGTCTGCTGATTTGCCATAAGCGTTCAAAACACTTGTAACAGCATTGCCGACAGTGTTTATGTCAGATAGTCCACCAGTGGCCCCATATGCCGCAGCTTCAA